TGTTCGTCCTGCAGTCGAGTTATAACGTGTGCTACCATTTTCCCTCAGGGCATTTAACTTTTCCGCCGTCCAGTGGGTGATAGTCGGCTCGAAGTTTGGTTACAAAAGGGCAGCCGCACTCAGTGCAGCCGCGAAAATCCAGACCGAGCACGGTCACTTTGCCAGCTTTTGAGCAGCGTTCACAGACGGCCATGCGTTCGCGGTACGTCTGCTCCGTGACCAGCGTGCCGCCAGCTTGGATAATGTCGGTTAAAAGTTTTTTTACCATTGTTGCACGTTTAAGATTTACGCGTATCTTTGTCATAGCAAAATAAGTGGTTTAATCTTTGCGCGAATAGCCGTCCAGAGGCGCAAAGGGGAAAAAGTTAGAGCGCTCCGTGGCTTCGTCCCCGCGGAGCGCATTTTATTTACCATCGTCCGTTGTTTGGGTGGTTGTAGTTGTTGCCCATAAAAATGTAGGTGTTGCGCGCACGTTGCAAGCCTTCACGCTCACGGTTTTGGCAGTCGGTGTTATATTTTTTGACCGGCAGAAAATCATCCAATGTACCAGCGGCGCACAGGTTCGGGTCTTTTACTTCATCGATTGCCCACGACACGGCCAGTTTCCACCACTCATCCGCATCGGTGCGGAACTTATCGGCCACGGCTTGGGCCCTGTCGGTCGCCGCTTGGTTAGCATCCGCGGCGTTTATCTGCACAATGCCACCCGGAGCGACTTTGTACGCGATGGAATTACACGAGGCGGCCATTATGACGTTGCTTAGGAAGTAGGCCAACCCAGCGCCCCACAGGCCGTTGTAGCAGGCCGACGCGAATTTAGGCGCAAGGCTCCATCCAGCGCCGCCGTTCGGGTCGGTGTTCGTCGTCGTAGCCGTGCATTGGTACACCAAGCCCAAACGCCAAACAAGGTCGCCGATATTGTACGTTCCAGCGGCCCAATCAGGCGCGGCGGAGTAGTCCACCAAATCGGCCAGCAAGGCTTGGTAAAAGTCCCATCCGATAACGTTGCGCGCGGCCTTTTGCTCTTGCAGCAAAATCTGCTTTTGCACATCGGAGGCCGACAGGGAATAGTGATGGGAGGCGTAATAAAGCACCTCATTCGATGATAGCAACATTAGCGGGAGCGTTGGTTTGTTGAGGAAGAATTTGTTCGATTAGCGTCTGCACGGGCGAGCGGAAAAACAGCGTCTTGTTGGCCATATCCGGGCGGTCGGTAGCGACCGCCAGACCGTCGAAAATATCCTGCCAAATGCGCTGCATTTTTTCTTGTGCCGGCTTCAGCGTAAGCACGTCCGTAACGCGTAATTGGTCAATAAGCAGGTTGCCGCCGAGTACCGTCCGGGCTTGGATTTCGCCGTTAAGTACGGGCGTGTACCCGTGCGCGCCGTATATCTTTTCGCGTGCCATTAGGCCCGTTTCTTTGATATAGGCGTGGTCTAACATCGGCTCCAGTCTTATCGCCTGCGGAGCGGCTGCGCCGTGCGGATATTGCACCACACCAATACCTGCGCGGTTTTGGCCCTGCATCGTGAGGGCGTTTGTGATATTGTTTTGAATTGCCCTTACCTGCGCTATCATTTCGTCGTCCGACAATTCGGCCACGCTCATTGGATCGGGGGCCTGAGTGACAAACAGCATCGTGCCCAGCCAACGGTTTGCCGCTTGCCTTACGAGCGCGTCGGACTGTTGGGTTTCGTAGAACATCCAAGCGGTGGCCCCGAGCGTGTCGGGCGCTCCATACCAATCCGTCTTGGGCGTTTTTTCGGTGAAGTGGAACACGGTTTCCAAAGTACCGTCGGCATATTCCTGAAAATTCACGCGGTCGCCACGCGTCACGGCGTACAGCTTCGGCGGGTTGTACACCCAATAGGCAATACTCCAAATGTCGGAGTAATAAAGCATCGGTTCGCCGCCGTGGAAAAGGTCGCGGGAGTAGGCGCAATTAGTGTAAGGCAACAAGGTCAAGTGCGCACGGCGAACGCCGCCGACCTCGCTTATTCTCATCCGCAAATAGGCGTTGCCGCTTTCTTTGATTGCCCTCCAAATCATTCCGTTTAGGTTGGCGATATTCGTGGCCGACAGCCCGAGTTCGTTTAGCCATAGGCCCGTGGATAGCGTTTCCTGCGGTGTGGCCTCGCGCACCTCGTCCCCAAATCCTGCATAGTTGGAAACGCCCAGCAGCGCGCGGTCGCCGAACGCCGCCTTTGCTATGCCATTGATTGCGCTCGAATGGCTTTCCGAGTTTTCGCCAAGCCGCTGAAAGTAACGCATCATATTAAATGCGTAGAAGTCGCCGTCCATCCACGGCGGTACTATCCCGAGGTAGTCGAATAGTGTTTGCAGCTCCTTGGTGTCGCGCACCATACCCGGCACGGGGTTGGGCTGCGTGGTGGCCAGTTGGAACTGTTGGGAAAACTGCGCGGCGGTTCGATTGTCTTGGCCGAACATCGAAAGCGCGCTTATATCTGGGCCGAACATAGGCGAAATTTTAGGCTAAAATACAAAAAAGGCCCGCCCGAAAATCCGAGCGGGCCAATATATGGGGAGAGGGCAGGGCTGTTAGGCCGTTGGCAACACGACAGACGAGTCAAGCATAAAAGCCTGGCTCACGGTCGTGGCCGTAAGTTGGAGCGCGGTCACAACGCCCGAACCCGTCACGGTGCCGAAATTCACGCCGTTGGGCGACGCAACGGTGAGCGGAACGATAGAGGGGCGGACGTTGGTTCCCGTCGTGGTGTCCTTGTCGAGGCCGAGCACGAAGCGGTCGCCGTTAGCGGTTTCCACCACGGCGAACAATTTGTCGCAGCAGTCAACCAACGAAGCGATGGCGGCACGCATTGCGACGGACGTACCCAAAAATGACGTGTCCACGGTATGCGTCCAGCGAGCGGGAGCGCTGCGGTCGTCGCGGGTTAGCACGTTCAGCGTCTGCGTAGTCGCGTCGAGGGACTCGGGCGTAAGAACCGCAAACGTGTTGTAATACAGCAGGTCGAGCGTCGTTATTTGGTCGTTGGCGTCAAAGACTACGCTGTCAATGTCATCAACGGCGGCAACATAAGCGCGCACAATAGCGCCAAATTGTTGGCACTGGGATTGGAGGTTGGAAAGAACGCAAGCCATATTCGGTATAGGTTTAGGCGGTTACGACGTGCGAGCAGGCAGCGGTCACAAAATATACGTCGCGGATACCGGCACCCACCAAACCAGCGGCGCGGGCCTCAGTAATGCCAGCCTTGGAGGGCATATCCGAGCCATAGCGGCGGATAATGAACGCGGTGTTTACTGTGCCCTCAATCGTCGGGAAGCCCGTTGCAATGGTCAGGTTACGGGCGACGGTCAAAACGGCGTACTGCGGACGGAGGCGAAGGCCGTTGTCCAGCAGGCGGTCGGCGTATTTGTTGAAGGCAGGTTCCCAGATAACGGGGATTTCGGAGCCTTGGCCGGTGTAGGCCAAATAGCGCATTTCGACGCCGTTCAGCACCACCGAACGCTCGACAAAGAAGCGAGGCACGGCACCGAGGCCAGCTTCCTGACGGTGCCAGTAGTTGTAACACGCTTGGCGAACATCGCGCGATACCAACAGCACGGGGCGCAGGTAGGTGCCATCACCGTCCAAAAGGCCAGTACCAGCCGCGTCTTGGAGCGGGGGCGGAGCCTGAGAAAACAGCGTTTCCAACGCCGTAATAACGTCGTTGTAGTCGAGCACGCCGTTCGTGTAGGTGAACGCGGGATTGCTGAACACGGGAGCGGTCGAGCCGTCCGCATCGAGGTCGAGCCACGGATAATCGGCGGCGTACTCCTGCATCTGCTGCAAAAGCGATTTGCCGTCGCACAGGGCGTACTGCTCTTGCAGATACGTCAACCAGTCGGCTTGGAAATACGGCGCATTGGCCGAAATGCCGCCGCCCGTGATGGTGCCCAGCGAGTTGTTGGCAATGGCGACGATGATGAGGCCGTCCTGCATCGCTTTCACGGCGATAGCCGCGATGTTCTGCAAATAAGCAACGCCCGAGGCGGACTCGAACACGAGGCCGTTCGTCACCATTTGGTTGTACAGCTCCGAAATGGGGCCGATACACTGCTGCAGCTGCATCTCGACGGCGCACGCGTTGATGGTCATCGTGCGGGAGTTCGTGACGTTCGAGCGCGGGTCCCAATCGCAGTTGCTCTCTTTGGCGCGGAGCATAATCGTGGGGTCGCCGCCCATCGCGATAGTGCGGATAGTGCGCACGCCTTCGGGGAAGGTCATAAACATGTACGTCTCAAAGAAACGCACCAAGTCAGCAGCTACCTCAATTTGAAGGTTGATGCCGATGTTTTGCGCCACATTGGGCTGAATCTGGATGTTGAACCCCCCGTTTTCCGCGACGATGGAAGGCGCGGGAACATTAACGAGGGTATTCGGGATACCGTAACGAATCATAATATAAAAGGGGGTTTTGGTTTACTTTTTGAATTCGGCCATTTTGCGCGCCTGTTCGGCGGCCCAAAGCTCCTGCATTACTTCTTGTTTGCTTTTCGGCAGCGCGGCCTCCAGCGTGTCGATACCGTTCGCCTTGGGCGCGGTAACGGGGCCTTTGGCCTTGATGGATGCCAACTCGGTCGCCAGCATCTGATTGGCGGCGGCCAACTGCGAAACCTGTGCTTTGATTTCGTCGAGGTCGGCGGTAACGGCCACAGGCTCAACGGCGGCAGGGTCGGTGTCGCCCGGGTCGTTGGCTTCGAGCTTAGCCTTGATTTCGGCCAGCGCGTTTTTCACCTCGTCGAGCGCGGCAAATTTGGCTTGGATGTCCTTCACGACCTCGTCCTCCGTGGTCGTGGTCTCGGTGCGGCCAAACATAGCCGCCATACGGGATAACAAATTCATAATTTTGGAAGGGGTTTGGTTAAACTGATTCATAAAAGCAGCGGCGGAAGCCATTGCATCGGTCAAAATTTCGTCGATAAAGCCGAGCGCCAGCGTCTCTTCGGCGTTGTAAAGCTTGTTGGTCTCATCGCCCAGGACCATTAAAGCCAGCATTTCGGCCTCGGTTCCGCCAGTTTTGTCCGCGTAGATACGGGCGATAATGGCTTGCAAGGTCGGCTCAATGCGTTTAATGTACGTGCCGCCTTCGTCGCCATTCATACGGGGCTTTTTATACCCGTCTTCGCTTTCCTCTGGCTCCATAGGCTCGACCTCGTTGGGCACATACTCGAAGTAGTACGGGCTGTGCACCAACCAAACGGACGAAGAACCCATCCGCACGCGGCGACCGCAAAGGGCCAGGACCGTCGCAGCGGAAGCGGCGTAGCCATATACCGAGGTCGTAATGTCGTAGCCGTTGGCACGAACGAAATCGTACACGGCCAGCGCCTCGACGACCGTTCCGCCCTCCGACATAATAATCATCTCGATAGGTTCGCTGTTGCCCATCGCCAGCAGCGTCTCAATCATCTCTTTTGCCGTGTAGTCCCAGCCTATTTCGCCCATAATAGTGAGCGAACGGCCCTCGGATTTCAGCGGGTGCGGGTGTTTGGTGCGATTCATACCGCAAAAAAACCATTGCGCGCGCGATTTTGTGGCAAAAACGTTTGTTCAAGTTGCGTATTTTTGCAAAATGATTGATAAAACAACGGTTCTTTTGACCGCCTGCGGTCGGCCCGACCTCCTCCACAGGACGCTGTCGAGTCTAAACACGTCGCATCCGCTTACCGATTTTGCCGCCGTTTGGGTGCATGAAGATTTTTCCGGTACGGACAACAGCAAAAGCAAGGTGGATTTTCCCGCCGTTCGGTGGATTAATCCGACCAACAGACAGGGGCACATGCGCGCGCTCAATGCTCTATACCGCAACGTGACCACGCCGTTTATCTTCCATTGTGAAGATGATTGGGAGTTCTACGGTGGCCCTTTTTTGGCAGAAAGCTACCTGCGATTGAACACCGATTCCAAGTGTTTGCAGGTTTGGCTGCGCGCCCACGACGACACCAACGGCCACGCCATTGTCCAGCATCCGCGCGGCCCACAAATGTCCGTGTACGGCGATTGCCCGACGCCGCGGCACAACCAGAGGCACAACCCTTGGCGCGGGTTCAGCTTAAACCCGGGCTTGCGAAGGGCCGTGCAGTTTGCCTCTTTTGATTTCGTGGCCCACGCGCGCGGATTTTCAGGTTGGCGGGCGGAAAAAACGATTGGCGAGCATTTTTATAGGCTCGGATATTACGCCGCAATAACGGCCAATCCAGCGGGCTACTGTCGGCACATTGGCGAGGGCCGTCACCAAGAAGACACGGGAGGCGCGAAATGATACCAACAATAACCAACCGAGCGCACCCGACCGAATTGGCCGACAAATTTTCCGCCCTTTTGCCGCCGTACCAATGGGCCAAATACGTACCGATGTACGATTTCGACGGCTACGAAGGCGCTTATGATTTTTTAATTGATGCCATATTCCGCCATCGTGGCCGCGTCATTGTGGCCGACGTGGATTTCTTCATCTTCGATTGGTACGAATGCATTAAAACTGCTTGGAGCAATGCCGATATAATCGTCCCCGAGGCCAGCATCCCGCACCGCGTAACTATGCCCGAGCACATCGGCAACCCGTTCTTTTGGGTTTTCGATGCCGACCGAGCGCGCGCCGCTATTGCAAAAAGCGGATTGACGCGCGAGGGCCTGCGAACTTTCGGCGCATCTGGCGTAATGCATGCCGAACCTTTCTGGGGCCTATATGATTTTCTTTACAGCACGGCTAAATTACCATTCCAAGCGCTCGACGTGAGCACGCACGCCGACGGCGTTTCAACCGTCTGCGATTTCGGGATACACACGTGGTACGCACGTGAATACAACCAAGATAAACGACACACAAAACGCATAAACCAGCACTACCAATGGGCACACTCGAAAAAATCCACTTTATAATTCCATACCGCGACCGCTTGGAGCATTGGGAGCAATTCCACGGCGCTATCCTCAAACATAGCGCGGGCAAATACGAACCCGTCTTTTGGTTAATGGAGCAGGCGGAGGGCCGTGGATTCAACCGCGGCGCAATGCTCAACCTCGGGGCCGAGCAGGTTTTGGCCGTTGACAAATACGCGAATATTGCCCTGCACGACGTGGATATGCTGCCACGTGAGCGGACGCGATACGACCGTGGCCACTTCGATTTTCTGCACATCGCGACGGCGGCCAGCCAGTTTGATTATCGTATGCCATACGGCGATTATTTCGGCGGCGTGGTGCTCACAACTCCGTTAAATATGCTATCCGTTGGCGGTTTCCCGATGGATTTTTGGGGATGGGGCGGCGAAGATGACGCATTTTATCACCGCGTTCGGGCCAAAACTACCAAGTACGGCCACAGGCTGAACCAGTTGTTTGACAGCCTTCAGCACAACCGCGCGATTTTGCGCTCCGAACACTCGAAAAACGTGGCGATTTTGGAGCAAATAACAAGCGGCAATTTAATGGCCGGGGGCTGCATCCTCAACACCGAAAGTTGGGACGTTAAGCGGGTCGGCTACCTTTGCGAGAACCACTTCCTTTGCACTCCTAAATAGGCTTGATTTCAGCGACCGCACGGCCTGCCCGCTCACGCCATACCGGTTGGCAATTGTTTCACTTGATGCTTGGCGTTTGCGGAGCAAGTACGCTTTGATTACCACCACGCGCATCGCCCGCTCGTCCATTAGCGCCACGACCTGCCGAAAGCGGTCGGGCAAGTCTTCCAGAGTCTCCGCCGTTTCGCCAGTGCAGAGCGCGTAAAAGTCCAATTTTATCTTCAGCGATACGTTAGGTTGGGTCAGCATCGTAATTAAGATAAGTGGGCGAATTTGGGTTCTGTAGCCACGTCAGCGCATCCGCGTCGGGGTAATCGATTGTGCGGAGCGTTACCTCGTACACGTCGCTTTCCGCGGGTTTGCCGTTGATTCTGAGTACCTCGAATAGGCGCGACGTTATGCGCACGGGTCGGTCGAACGCGTACGTTTGCAAATCCACGGGCGACAGCCTTATCTGCGCTTTCATCAGCTTACCGTTGTTGGCGCTCATCACCGTGCCGAAATGGTAGTTTGAGATTAGCCCGGGCAGCGGGTCGCCGTTCTTGCTTGCTTCGTTGCCGAACGCCAGCGAGGGGCGGACAAAGTCGTTGTTTGTGCTGTCGTAGTCGTAAGGTATTTGGCTGCCTGTAAATACACCTGAGTAGCCAGTTAGGCCGCTCTGTATTTGATAAATGCGCAAACGACCGTATGACGTGCCCGCAATATCGTTGCCAACCTGCAAATAAAACAGAGTGTCGTCCGTGTTAAAGTCGGTTTGCAGCAGCGGGTTTGTTGTGTGATTATCGTTTAACAACATCGGCATCATAACCACAGGCCCAGCCGGGTCGCTTACCGTTGCGTCAAAGATATGGGCCATTGCCGCGCCCTCCATTTCGACCTCGTTGCGTTGGCTGCCATATCGCCCTGTATTGATACGTCCGCCAGCGCTTGGCACCTCGGATAGGGCGCTTTGTTCCTCCAGCCACGCGTCGGCGGGGTCGGCATAACGGAGCCAGTAGTCCCACGCCCAACGCTCGACAATCGTTTCCTGAGGCGGTTCAACCACTTGCGCCGTCCAGTCCACGGGCGTTGCCCACATAAATCCCGCGTTGGTTGGAGTGCCGCCCGTTAGTTGGTTCGCCCAGCGGCGGGCGGGGGCAATGCTCAACCGTTGGCGGATATTGTCGTAGAACATTCGCAAATTGAACATCCGAAACACGTCGCGCATTACGTCGGCCACCGATAGGTCGGAAGGAATCCATCCGCCCGCCAGCATCGGCGTACTGCCAGCGGCGTAGCTACTTGTTTGCATCCCGATAGTCGCCCTTACACTTGCTATTTCCCACGTTCCGCCAGTGGAGCCGCTAAACCAATTAATCTGCATCGTGTCGCCCGCTGCCATTGGTACGTTTTCGGCCACCATTCTAAATACATAGTTGTTGCCGTTGGTCATATTCGGCCCGAACGGAGCAAGGTAAACAACGGCGTTCAAGACAAACTCTAAATACATAACGTTGGTGCCAGCGGGAAAATTTGGCCCCATCTCAAACACTACCTCAAACGAATACTCGCCGTCATACGGAGCCGTATAGGTCGCCGTGGCCGTGTCGAAGTTGTTGTTGTTGTCGTAGAATCCGTCCGTTGAATCGTTGTTTAAAAACGTTGCTGCGCCATTGAACACCACGCCAGCGGGTACGGTAAGGGTAAAATTTAACTGCCCAACAAGCGCCCCAAAAGCGCGCCGCAAATATTCCTTTTCGTAGTCGTTGTTCTTGTTGAGGAATATAACCAAGTTCTCAAAGTTCGCCTGTGCCGTCCATTGCGGGTCAAAGTCAATCGACGCGGGGGCGGTCGGGGTCGTGCGTTGGAAGGCTTGGTAGAAAATGGATTTGACCGAGATGCACGGATAAAAATCTGCATTGGTTACAACGCGGTCGCCGTTACCGTCCACGGGCCACGAGCGGAGCTTGGCGGGTATTACGCAAACGTTTGAAAGGCCAAACGTATAGAGTAAATTTTGCGGGTTGTAAGGCGCTATTGTGCCAGTAACTACGTCCCAGTCAAGTTGATTGACGCGCAAATCCTGAAGATTCCTAAACGGGTCTTCGCTATCGAAGAACATCGTGAGCCGCGCCACCTCATCCGTTGTACTCATCAACGCGATTTTCCCGAGGCGTGCGGGGAAGCCGTCAACCTCCAGCACCGCATCGCGGTATAGGTACGCTGTTCCCGCGTCGCGTTGGTACTGCTGCCAATCGTCAAACAGCGCACGATTGGACGGCGTTTGGGGAGCATCGAAGGAGTATTCGGTCGCACCGCCTTTCAATATATTTTCCGCATCCGTCGGGCGCAGGTCGAGCACCAGCGCATCCACAAGCGCGTCGGGGCCCTCGATGTCGATAAACTGAGGAAGACCGCCCTGTGGCGGGTATATTTTTATTTTGACCATCATATTACCGAGCGGAATTTGTCGCGCGCCACGCGCATTGTAAGTTCAAGCGGGTACACCGACAGCGTGCGGTCGTACACAAGGCCGTCCACATCGTCCACCACGACGGGCAAAAACTCAAAATCGCCGCCAGTCTTGCCTGAAAAACCGCCGATTTCGGTACAAACAAGCGGCGAAACTTGCAATTCGCGGAGCCATTCGCGTTGTGCTTCGTTCAAATCATCAATCGAAAGGCGATAAATGTCGTAGTCGGTGGAGCCATATTTGGCCCGGCCATACTGCTGCGGCGTTTGAGGGACGGTGTTGTCGATTATTCGGCTGAAAAACCGCGATACGGGGCTGTTGTTTATTTGGTTGATGCCCGTAAAAGTGATGCTATCCACCACTCCAAACGTGTTTTTGAAGTGAATCCGCACGCCGCAATAGTCGGCAATTTCATACACATACGTCTCGGTATATTCAGTGAATCCGTCGCCCTCGACAAAACAGCCGGCCACGACCGTGTAACCAGCCACATCAACCGTAAAACTGCCGCTTGTTAGGTCAAAATCGCCGTCCGCATTCATTTGTTTGAGCTGACGTAGGCCCGTCGGCACTTGGTTAACGCCGTACGCCACCGCGTCCACAAATAGCGTCCGAGACCATAGCTGCGCACCGCTGGCGGAATAGCCACGGTACAAAACAGCCGTTTGCCCTCCGCCTGAAATGCAGTCCTTTGCGCTAATAAACGACAAAAAAGCCGCTTCGTCGTTGCGGATTAGTTGACGTTGTGGGCAGTTGGTCAGAAACCGAGCCAGCGCCACCGTGTTCGGATTAAAGTCGTTTAGGTTCGTGACCTCATCGAATTGGGTGGAGGCGTTGATGAACGTGCGCGCAATGCTAACATCGTCGGGGCAGGCGCTCGCTACTTCGTGGTTTTGCGCGTTGACCTCGAAGTATTTGGCCGTGCAGTCAATTAGCGCATAGCTGTCAACCAAATCGGATAAGCCATTGAAGCCAATCAGAGACGATTGGAAGCATAGCGGCAGGTCGCCAGCGTTGCGCTGCTCACGCGCGAACCATTCGCGGATAACGCTCGACGCATCCCAGCGAAACTCTTTCGTGTAGTAGTCGAGCTGCTCCGCATCGGAGACCAAGTAGGCCGTGTTGCCGTTCGCTTGGTAGGTCGTGCCGTTGAAGGTTAGTTCAATCTTTGCGCGATACACGTCGGGATATGTCGCCGCGTCTATCTCAGTCCAAAACGGTTGTGGGTCGCATCCAGCGTTTACCGTGTCAAGTGGTTGTAAAGTATAAGCCATTTGTTATAAGCCTTGAAGGGTTTTGACTTGGTTCGCCCGAGAGTTCACCGTGTCGAATGATTGGAGTGTCAAGACGGGCACGCGGTTCGAGAGTTTGTCCAGCGCCAGCCCGAGCAATTCCAGTTGTGCCGTGGATTGCGCACCGCCCGCGTTGGTCATTGGGGCCACCACGCCGCCCGTGGCCATCAGCGGAACGCCGCCGCCGTATTGATTGATTGCCGACAGGGCCGCCAGTTTGCCCGGGTAATTACGGCCCGCCTGTGCCATTAGTGCCGACCTAAACCGCGAGGTCGAGCGCTTATTCACCACAACGGACGACCCATCCGCCAATCGCTCAAAATATTCGCCGCCTTCGACGTTAACACGGCGGCCAGATAGGCGCGTATTGATGCCGCCGCCAGCGTGCGAGGGGCCGACAAAGATACCGTGCTCAGCTTTGGGGCTGTCGAAGCCGTCGCCAATACGGCCACCGAGGGCGTATTCCTGCGCCGCAATGGTGGCAATTTGTACGGCTGTCGTGGCCGCCGTAAGCGCCGCGGCAATAATGGAAAGAGGAAACGGGGTCGTGGCAAATACCTGAGTAATTGCCAGCGCCGCGTTCATAATAGCCTGTGCGATATCGCGCTCTTTTTTCTTTTCGAACGCCTCACGCTCCAACTGCTCACGCTCCTGTGCGAATTGCTCCCGAACATCCTGTTCGGCCTGCGCGTTGCCCTCAACTAATTCGAGTTGTTGCGCCTCTTGTTGTTCAAGTAATTCCAACTGCTTATCCAAACGGCGCTTATCGTTTTCTTCGTCCAGCTTGAAAATAGCGTCGTTTGCATCTTTGGCCAACTTAAAAGACGCGTCTATCAGTGCTTTTTTAAGCTCTTCCCCACGCTTTTTTTTCAATTCTTCAATTTCTATAAACGCATCCACATCACGTTTCCCACCGTCCTGCACGACTTTGGATTCTTGGTCTTGAGCGCTCTGCCTATTAAGCAGCATACTGTAATTCATATCGTTAAAGTCTTTTACGACCTTTTGTATACTTGTTTTGTCCGTGACGGCCGTAACAACCACCTCGGGGGCGACCTGTTTGAACAATTCTTCGAGCGCCTTTTCCGTGCTTGCTATTTCGCTTTTGAGCGATTGATAATTTTTCAGCAGCTCGGTCGGGATTAGGCTCTTATCCGTGTACGCTTTAAGTTGCGCCTCTACCTTTGCCAGTTCCTCCCGCAAAAAATTAAGGTTGCGCCGCTCGATTTCGGCCCGCTTTGCCTCCTCTTCTGCGCGCTTTTTGGCCTCGGCCTCGCGCTTTTTGGCCGCTTCGGCTGCTGCTTCTTTGTCCTTTTCAAGTTGTTCGAGGCGCTCGGCCTCCTTTTTAGCCAACTCTTCGGCCAATGCAGCCGCTGCCGCTTCCGCATCCGCCTGTTTTTGTATCTGCTCCGCCGCCTGCTTCGATGCCTCCGCCTGTTTTGCTTTGGTTGCGTTGTACGCCTCCGCAAACTTGTCTATTAGGTTTACATTGTTTTGCTGCCGGGCCACCAGTTCGGCCTGCAAACGGTCGGCCTCGGCCGTGATTTCCGCACCGCCGTTGGCAAGCCCAAACGAGATAAACTCCGCCGCATCCTTAAATGTGGCCTTCGTGCGCAGCCCGAATATTTGCACCTTGGTAATTGCGTCCTTGAAAAGGTTGCCCAAAAACTCGGGGAACGAGCTGAACACCGCCGTAACGCCTGCCCAAACAGCGGGCAATTCGCGAAGCGCAAAGGTTAAAGCCCTAATTGGCCCAAAAACAATAAATTGCAAAGCTTTACTTAACTTCGTGTAAGCATCTGCAAAAAATTGACCTGCATCACCAGCATCGCCAAGGCCGCCAGTCAATTCACCAACTGCATCCGCTAAATCTTTGAATGTGTCAAAGGCTCGTTGCCCAGCATCAAAAAGGGCCTCGATTATAGGCAAAAAGAATTGACCGATAACCGTCAGCGCATTATTGAACCGATTAGTTAGGTTTTCAATCCGCGCAGACAGCGTCTCCTGCTTCGTGGCCGCTTGGTCGTATGCCGTATTAGTGCCTGTAATGGCGCTGGTAAGCTTTGGAAACTCATCTGCATACTTCGTTAGGGTTATCGCCGCGTTGATGTTCTCCGTGCCAAATACGGCGGTTAATCCAGCGGTGTCGCCCGTTAGCTTTTTGAGCTCGTTTAGCTTTTCGCTCAGCGGCACCGTGGTATCCCGCAACTTTTCCAACGATACGCCGCCGCGCTCAAACGCCGCCAGCGCATCCTTTGATAGCGTTTCTTCGGATGCCGTGCCAATCTTCAAAAGAACGTTTCGGAGCGCCGTGCCCGCCTCGCTTCCCTTGATGCTATCCTTTGCCAACAACTGAATTGCGGCGGTCGTTTCTTCGAGCGACGTTCCCGTAATTTTGGCCGCGCCGCCAGCCTTTTCGAGCGCCTCCGCGGCCTCTAATGTAGTCGCGCTGCCTTCCTTTTCGCCAGCGGCCAACGTGTTGATAACGCGGTTTGCCTCCGTGGCCTCCAGCCCAAATAGGTTAAGCGCGCCCGTGACCACTTTGGCCGCGTTCGTCAGGTCTGTGCCAGCGGATTTCGAGAAGACAATAACCTCTTTTGATACGGCTTGCAGCGCCGCTTGGTTCTTCAGTAACTGCGGAGCCGCGCTGCCTACGATGGTAAACGCGTCCGCGATTTCCGTGGACGTGGACACGATTTCCGCGCCGCCGGACAGGGTAATAACCTGCAGTTCGTCAATGCGCTGTTTGAGCCGGTCGGCTTCTTCACCAGATACGCCCAGCGTGGCCGAAAGCTGCGCGAACGCGTCTTCAAACGCCATTGCGTTCGATACGCCTTTGCCTATCACAATCGCCGCCGCTGCGATACCAGCCGTGGCCGCCATTGCGCCAGCACCAACGCCGCCAGCGGCAGCACCGAGGCCTTCCATCCCAGCCGTGGCAGATGCCGCGGGGCCTTTGCCGATGGAGCCCAGACCGCTTGCAAGGTCTTGCAGCGGAGTCATAAGCCCCTGAACGTTGCCGATAAAGCCACCGAGCGGTCCGCCAAGGCCTTGTAAGCCCTGCGCAAAAGCACCAAACCCGCCGCCCGGATAGTTGCCAACGTTGCGCTGAAACTGGCCCATCGTGCTGTCGAGTTGCTTCAGCTCCATATCCAGCGCCTGAATACGTTTAAGCGATTCCGCGCCGCCCGGGCCTTCGCGTTCGGCTTGGGATAGCTCCTTATACGACCGCCGCAACCGCGCCAGTTCCGCGTCCAGCTTACGATATGATCCCTCGGCAAAACCCACTGTTTCTTTCGTGAGCTTTTGCTGCTCTTTAATCGTGGCATTGATGGCTTTCTGCTCCCGCTTATTGTTTTCCAATTCGCGGTTCAGCTTCGTGTACGTTGTGGGGTCGGTGGCTGACCTCATTTCCTTTTGTAGCTGCGTGGCCTCACGACGAAGCAGACCCAGTTGGTCCACCAAATCGCCGACGCCCTCGGCCTCTACGCGGAAAAATACTACTTGTTCTGCCATAGTTATATTCGTTGAAGTTCACGGTTTAGTTGAGGCGTAAACGCCGCCGTTATGGTTGCATTTGCAGCCGCGGCCAGTTGTTGGCCTATGTCATTGCCGACGTTGCCAAAGGCCGCTTGGATTGCCCCTGTGCGCTTACCGTTGGACGTGTAAAGAAAGGCCGCGGGCGTTGGACTACCATACTTCACTTGGTTCACGGCGGTCGCAAACGCGGCGCTGCGCGCTTCCTTGTCGGATAATCCTTTGGCCTTCCACCATTCAAACAGCCCCGCGACCTGAGCGCCGGCCACGCGGCTGTGGCGCGTGCGGCGGTTTATGTAGTCGATATAATCGAGGCCGCTCACCTCGCCGACGATTTTTCGGCCCTCGAGCTTTACCTCGACTTTGATACTTTGCTCCAATGCGCCCGTGTTGCGGTGGCCCTGCGCCTCCAATTCGATAAGCAAGTCCACGGCAGCATCGTTCAGCGCCGTATTGAGGGCCGCGATAAGGTCAAGCGTCAAGTCCATCGGTCGTTTCGGGCGGTGGTGGGCAGTTGTCGTTTACCCACTTGGAGTATTCGTCCCAAGTCTCAAACACCCAAAGCTGCACGCCGTCGAATATCGTCGGCATAGGCGGAACAATGGGCTCCAGCGGTACGCCCTGAGGCGTGGATGGTACGGCGCGCATATCAGTTCTTTTTTAATAGTATAAATTGTGATTGACCTGTGTCCAATGCGCTGCCCAAAGCAATGGTCGTAAAAATATACTGGGGCTGCGTCCAGTCCAGCGACAAAACAGTAGCCGCACCGTTAGCTGTGGCAATATCCGTTACCGCGCTCAATGCGGTATTTAATACTTGCGTTTGGCTTGTTTGATTGATAACAAAAAGGTGACGCAAAAACTGATACCAAAGCACGGCGGATGTCAAACTAATGTTGTAAATCGTGGTCATACCTACCAAAGATAGGGACGAGTTAACAGCAAGCCTAATAGCCATACCGCCCGCGGTGCCGACCTTGGTAAATCTTATTGTGGCCTCAACAATATCGCCCACCGCAAAAGTGTTGGCCGGTATTAAATAGGATTGCAGAATGGTCTGCGCTGTGGTGCCCGTGACCGATTGCGGCACGCCGTTTTTGTACACCGTGGGATAGGGCGGCGTTACAAATTGTCCATACCCCGCCGACTGCCACGTCATAACCTGCCCCGCTGCCTCGGAGTTGGTTTGATTCATGTTGTGCAGGTCGTCGAACCCAATCGCCTCGCCGACGCGCACGAAGATTTTGCCGTGGTTTTGGTGGGCATACTCCACGTAGCCAATGGCCACTTTGAAGTTTGGAGCCGTGGGCCGCACGTTGGTAAGTCCGCCCGGCGTGGTCGGTGACAGCCAAAGTTCATCGCCGTCGTTCCAGGTTTGACCCTGCAGCGTGCCCGTGGTATTTACGTCAACTATTTGCCCGACCAAGGTTATAAATCCCTCTTGGTTGACCGCTATGTTTTCCGTTACTATACCCAGCGTGCCTTTTGCATTTGCGGCAGTATCAGCCTGCGCAAAATCCACCGCCAGCCGTTGGCCCTGAGCATCGTCAACCCGCACGACCGCATATCCCGCTTGTGTCAAATTGCTTCCCGTCTTGTTGACCACGCGCGCCACGATTTCTTGGCCGACCTGCAAATTCACCGCGCCGCCCTTCAATCCCAAATCCAATGTGCCGTCCGTGTCGTTCCATTGCATCCGCGCCACGGCCCCGACGTTGGCGGGCGTCGTGTCAAAATCAATGGAGCCGACGTTTGTTAGGTCGTTGCCGTCCATATCGATATCCAAACACGCGGTATTGCCCTCAGTCAAAATATCGCAAAGCGGAACGATGGGGCCCGGAGGCCCGGGAGGGCCCGGGTCGCCTTGCGGCCCCTGAGGCCCGGGGTCGCCCTGAATACCCTGCGGCCCTTCGGGAATCTCGAAATCAAAGATTGCATCGGTGTTGGTACCGACGTTAGTAACCGTCGCGGGGTCGCCGTTGGGCACCGTTGTAACCGTGCCGACCTCGATGGTCGCCGCGTCGCCCGGGTCGCCCTGCGGCCCAGCAGGGCCCGTGATGTCGGCCAACGAAACAAGGTCAATCCAATCTACTTCACCAACGTAGCGGTACTGTATGTAGGTGCCGTTGTTGCGGATTTCAATTTCCCGGCAGCACGGCGGATAGCTCGGCGGATCCACCTGCGCGGGCGCGGAGTAGTCGGCACACGGAGCCATGAGAGGCACCTCAAAGCGGAATGAAGCGCCAACGTGGCGTTGTACCGTGCCGCCCGTGAGCGGGGTCACGGACACGGCGGTAAACGCGGGAATGTACCTGTCGAGCGGCACACCGTTTATCGTCGTTTGACGGGCGACCGACAGTGTGTTGTAGCCAATCTGAATGCAGTCGGCAACTATCTGGTCAACCGTGCGCGGTGCCGTCTGCGAGGTTGCATCGTAGGGCAATATCACATCCAACACAGACATACTAAACGACAAACGGTATTGCGACATAGTGCCGCTGCCCTGAGTGACTTCCATCAGCACCATCGGGTGGGCCAGCGTCAATTCCGCGCCCTCGTAACCGCTTTCCGCATACGGCCGACTAAAAAACGTGCCCGCCTCCGCGTCCACCTGCGTTTTTCCGCCATTGTTCGATTGCAATTCGCTTGCAAAATTGACCGTGGCAAACGTGTTTGGCCGTAGGTTTTGCGCCTCCAGCACCAGCGGAGCGTTCTCGACGGCCAGTGCAAAGGCCCTGTAAATGTCTATAATCGTCATATAAAGCAAATTTTTAGACGCTTTTTAAACGCTTTTTTAGATAATAAACGCATATAAAACGCTAATATATAGGCATTTACAACCGTATAAATTAGTTCTGGTTAAAAGCTTTTTAGACATTATGGGTGTTCGGTTGCGATTGCGATTAGTATTGCGTCAAAGAACGGAGCGTCAAGCATCATTTGCCACGTTTGCCACGCCCCTGTCTTCCAAAGGCGGCCATAAATGGATTGCTCGCGCCCTTTGCCTTCTTCGTGCCTTTCCCGCCAGTTGCGGATGCGGATTTGTTCGGGGCTTTCTTTGAAGGTCGGCGGCTTTGGGGGCTTGAACCAGTTGCCGAAGATGCCGTCGCCGCTGAGGGCAGCGATGTAAGAAAAAAAAAGTTGCGAATATCGAGCGCGACCGATAGCGGCATTTGCTCAATTTCGGTGATGCGCGCCGCGTGCCAATGGTCGAAAGCTTCCTGAGTCGTTGGCAGCGGTTCGTTTGGCGAATTGCGCAGGAACAGCGCCATTTGTGCGAGGAAGATACGCGTCGGGGTCATATACAGCTCGGAGGCGTTTATCGCCGCCCGCTCCTCTATTACCCGCTCGACCTCTTTGGCCAGTTTGAATTCCAAAAAGTTGTTGTAGTACTCTTCCAGCAGCAGCGACTGGGCGACCTGCTTAACGCTGAATCCAGCGCCTTTTTTGTCGCGGTAATTGACCGCCTGCTCACACAAATACCACGTTTTGCCGCCAAACTCAAACTCGTTGTCGGGCTTTTTGTGCTCGTACTTTACCATACAGTTGGCGATGCCCTCAACGGCGCCCATAAGCATTGCCGCGATGTCGGTCTCGCTTTCGCCGACCAGCACCACGTCCAACGGATTTTTCCCGTCCATATAAGGACGGAGCGACCACGCCAGCGCGTTTAGGTAGGCGTGCATAGGCAGGTCGCCCTGTTTGCCCTCCGCCTCGTTTTTGATGGCCTGCATCATCGAGTAATACGCGATATGCGCCTCAAAAAAGGCCCCAACCGTCACCTCGGAGGCGTGGTTGGGGATATTGAATGTTAGGACGGAGCCCTCGGGCCCGACCGCTTTAAGCACCCGCATAAGCCTCGACGATTTTGGCGATGATCGTAGCGGGTTTCGATGCCGGGCCGACCGACAGGCCAAGGTCGGCGGCCATTCCACGAAGCGCCACGACCTGCTCGGGCGTAATTGCCTCGACACTTTCGGATCCGATTTGTTGGAGGACGGCGGCGGTGTCGTAGGTCGGGACGATGCTATCTATTTCCACAGGTTCCGCACCGCTTTTTTTTTGCGGCGTTGGCTCGGTAACGGGCGCGGCGGCGCTCATCGTGCGGCGGAAGGTCGTTTGTTGGCCGCGTGGGGCGACAAAATCGAACGACCCGCCAAACCCACAGGGGCCAGCGTACTGCGGCATATAGACCCGCATAAGGCGAATGAGTTGGTTTGCGTAGTCAACGCGGATTTCGCGCTCCTGAACCATAGCGTCAAGGGCGGCTTTGAACTCGGTAATGGCTTGTTTGTGCTTCATAAAGTGCAAATTTAGAAATGATTAAACAGATATTGTCGTGTTGTGTCGTGGCCTTGCGGATAAATTCATAACGGCCCAATACCGGACAGCGTCGAGCGCGTGGTCGTCCGATGCGCTCGGCTCCTGAATTGTCTTTCCCGTGGCCGCGTGCAGCTTCCATTTGTACTGGCGGAACTCGCGGTTTAGATTGTAGCCAATTGCCCGAATAGGGTACTGCGCCAGCGTCTGGATGCCGTACAGCACGGAGTTGGCGCCCTTCTTTGCGGCGGCCACGTTGTAGCCATAGCGCCGCAGCTCGGTTATCATTTCGGGACGTGCGCCGTCCGCCCAAATGGGCAGGCGCTTGGATACGTTTAACTCGGCCAGTCGCTTAACAAGGGCCGTCATCGTGAGTCCGCTCTCGTAAAGTAACTCTTTTGCGTACACTATCTCGCCGTGTTCGCAGCACTCCACCAGCGCCAGCGGGTCGGTGTAACCAAAGTCAAGGCCGTAACCTAAACGGCGACCGCCATCGGGGAAGGTCGGCCACGTCTCGACGCGGGAATAGATGAGATTTTCGGTTCCGCCAGTGCGGCCCTCCGCATAGACACGGCGGAAATTCTCATCCCGGGCCGCGCGTTCCTCAATCGAGGCGCGCACCTGCTCGGGCAGATACGGGTTATCCAGATAGGTAGTTCGGCAAAACGTCCCATCCGCCAGCGCCTGCGCCTTATACAACTCGTGCGCCCAGAAAGGCGTGTCGGGATTGTAGTCGATAATCGCGGCGACCGAGGTACGCATCTTCAGCTGCGAAAAAATCTCGTGCGAAATCCCCTGCGCCTCGTTTACAAACAGAATATCCCGCTTGCCTGCCTTTGCGTCCTGCGCCGTTTCGTAGCTGGTAAACTGGATTTTAGCGCCGTTCTTAAACAAATACTCTTTGTCGGTTCGGTGATAGCGCTCGATGCCCTCGGCGAACGTTTCCGCGATGCGCTCCGCGTCGAGCAAAGCGCCCTTCTTCAGGTTCGGCACGTCCTGCCCCACCACCGTTATCACGGTCGGCTTGCCGTTGACGGTCGGATTGTTGACGCAAAACGCAAACAGCGCTTGGATTGTGGAATAGGTCTTGCCCGACGATGTGCCGCCCTGCAGAATAAGTACCGGCACGGCTCCATATTGCCCCACCTGCGCCGCGGCGATGCGCTGCCACACCCAGCTAAATATGGGCGACGTCGTAATGTGTATTTTGCCGTTAGTCATCACTGGCCAAATTAGGCGGCGGCGCTTGTATTACGACTTGCAGCGGCACGATATTACCGTCTTGGTCTGTCGTGTTCAGCGTTTGCGCGGGCTTACCATATGCACGGTCGAGCAGCATATCAGCGGCCTTCAAATTGCCCTGTACGGCTAACTGGCGTAGCTTTTTCAGCACCGCATCCAATGCCGTCACGCCGTCCTTTTCATCAGCCAAAACAGCGGCCACGGCCTCGCGGAGGTCGGGCATTTTGGGCCGGCCCTTGTTGCCAACGTTGCCAGTTTTGAGTTTGCCTCCGTTGCGGCCTTGTCGCATTTCCATAACGGTGAATTTACGGAGTTTAGAGCGCTGGGGTCGGACTCGAACCGCCTGCCTCCCCGTCGGAAACGGGGCGCTCATCCTTATGAGCTTCCAGCGCTTTTTTAGGATATGGCTTAGCCAATGATTTGCACAAAGGTACTAATGATTTGCAAAGAGGGTAAATATATCGATGCTTATTAGTGTTTTCAATCCTTTCTAACCCATCATCATAATGTTTAATCTTTCCATTGCTTTTCATTTTTGCGGCTGTTCTTGAATGTATTAATTTTCCATTTTTATCCTTAAAAAAAGGCCTTGTTGGTACTATGCAACCTTCGTAATGCCAATTTGTAGCTTGATAAATAATTCCAGAATGATTTTGGCCAGTATCTGCATAGCTTATTAACAATTTAACGGACGGATTGTCTTTTTTAAACTTTTTAACAGCTAATGATAAAACACGAGATGTTGTGCCATGTTTGCCATTTAAAGCCATTCTTATTAATTCTGCAAACTGGCCAATTTTCAATTTGTATGGCATTCCCCCATTTCTTGCGCCTCTGCTAAATAAAACA